GCCATAAATGATTTGTCTGTTTGCTATTTCAAACCAACCTTGGTTATGAGAATTGAAATTATCAAATTTGATTAGATTTTCCACTATGGAAAATCTATCCAAATATAAAGAAGAGGTTGTAACAAGAATAAGTAATAAAAATACCAAAGCTACATTTACATTAATAGCATTGGGGCACATTAGAATAATAAGTTTTACAAACATTAACGTACATAATAGTTATGAAACTATTTTTCCAAATATACCGAGCTGGTTTTGTCAAAATACAAAATATATGTTATTTTCCTGTGCAAACGGCAGTGGTGGCTATGGCGGGGAGGTTAGCGAATGCCATTTCGATCCAGCAAATAGAATGCTTAAGTTTTACCCTAACACCATGAATGGTAGTAAGGAAATTGAATTAACGGGGCAGTGTATTTCTGTTTCTTTGGAAACCATATAAAATTTAAACTGTTTTTTATATCTAATTCTAAATTCTACCAATTAAAAGAACAGTGAAACCAGCATTTACATTAGCAACTTCAAATGTTTGTGTCGCAGGATTATACCAACCAACGACAGGTTGTCTATTACTTGCATATAAGTCACCATTGTTATCCTCTAAAGATATATAAACTCCATCTTTGAATGGAATAGGAGATTTTATTGTAGTTTTAACATAATCTGTAATCACACCAATACTCATCATACAAGTAGCGAAATTACTAATTTGTGTAATGTATGAAGAGCAAGAACTAACATTAGTCATACCTGTTGTTCCTGTAATGACTCTATGACTGATTAGATTTTCCAAATAAATTAATGGAAAATCTAATCAAATTTGATAATTTCAATTCTCATAACCAAGGTTGGTTTGAAATAGCAAACAGACAAATCATTTATGGCTCTTTTGAATACAAATATGGAATTTCATCTGTTCAAAATTTTGAAATATCTGTAGCAGTTAAAAATTGGCAAAATGCAAATGTTATTGTTTCGTCAATGGATACAGATACAGGCAATATCATAAGTTCATTTCAAGCTAGATTGATAAGTCCAAATAATCTAGCTGTCAAAGGAGCTAACTCTTTTGGTGGAAAAGGTGTAATTTCTTATTTAATTATTGCTAGAGTTTAATAATAAACATATTCAGACAAATAGATACCTGTCATTCCAGTTGTATCTCCATATAGCCAGAAACCCGTTTCTTCTATGGCTAGAATAGCAGTCCTAGCATTAATACCATGCACAAGCATAGCACGATTTATATTCTTAGGGAGTTGTGTAGAAACATACATATTATCTGTTTTTACAGTTACATATACGATTGCTTTATCTTTAATTTTAGATGTATTTATAATTGTACTACTATTAAATCCTAATCTAAAAGAAGTTACAGAAGCGATATCTGCTTTATACTTTGTGTTTAGATTTTCCATTAATTTAAGAATTGTATAATAAACCTATCAAAAATAGGAGGTTTAATTATGCAATTAATGATTTTAGAAAATCTAAAAAAAGAAAATGTGGAAATTTATTTGGAGTATTTAAATAGTTGTAAGAGCAGTAATTGGGAGACGTGGGAGACCACGTATAAAACTTACTGTAACAATTTTAAATTATTTCTAGTGTGGTTTCAAAAGTCTTATAAAAACAGGTTTTTATTGAGTAAAGATACTTTACTAGAAATGCCTAGCATAATGGAGTGCTATAGAAATTACTGTAGAAGTTTAGGTAATTCTAAAAGAACTCTGATGAACAAAATAACAGCTATTAGCACTTTCTATGCTTGGTGTGTTAGGCGGAATAAGATTAAATATCATCCTTTTGATAGCAAATTAGATAGACTAAGGTTTACAGAAAAAGATAAGGTTAGGAATAGCTATTTTCTTACAACAGAACAAATATTAACAGTTAGATTATATATGCAAGTGGAATCTAAAAAATATGATTTACAAGATAGGATATTATGGGAATTGTTCTTAGATAGTGCTTGTCGGATTAGTGCTATTCAGAATTTAAAGATGGAACAACTGGACTTAGAAAATGGCTATTTTAGAGATGTTAAAGAGAAAGAGGGCTATATAGTTAATGCTTTCTTTTTCCAAAAATGCAAAGAACTTATAAAAGAATGGATTCAGTACAGAGCAAAAAATGAGATAGATGTAGATTGGTTTTTTATTACAAAGTACGGAAAAATCTATAAACAGATGACTCAAGGAGCTATTAGAAATAGGATTAGAAAGCTAGGTATGATATTAGGAATTGAGGATCTATATCCCCATACTTTAAGAAAGACAGCTATTAATTTAATAAATAATTTGGCTGGATTAGGCTTAGCTAGTAGTTATGCAAACCACTCTAGTAGCGGAGTTACGAGCAAACACTATATAGCTAAAGCTAATCCAACAGAGGTAAGAAATAGCATTATAAATGCTAGGAAAAAATTAGGTATTTTTTAGTTTTATATTATAGAAATTTTCAAATCTATAAAGAATTTTAGATTTTATTTTGTGCCTTTGAGAATGTTTTTATAATTTTTCTTAAATATAATTTTTAAGATTTTTATATTTAAGACATTCAAAACAGCATTTTAAATTATAAAAATCTGAATAAATTTGAAAATCTATTAACATTTTTGAAAGGAGAAAAAATGAAAACAATTAATTTTTACAAAAAAGAAAAATTGATATTTTCTGTTTATGCAGAAAGTTTAGAAGATGTCTTAAAATCGCCTCTATCATATTTTCAAGGATATACTCAAGATATGATAATTACAGATATTACATATCAATATCCGTTTTACAAAGATGATGTATTGAGAGAAATGAGCAAAGAAGAAAAAGTAAGGGCAAATATAGATGTGCAGTTAGAGGATGGGGAGTTTATAAAAGATAAAAAATTAATAACAGTACCTAAACCAGCTGGAAATCAAAAATATATGTATTGGGATAAAGAAAAATCATTATGGATATTGGATAATCAAAAAGAATATGATGATTACTGTAATCTGATCGATGATTTAAAAGCAAAATCTTTAGAGTATGGGTTTGATTATAAAGTTGGAGAAAAAGAACATCGCCAAAGGTGTAGAGATAAAGACATTGCTTTTATGGTTGCTAACGTTATGGCTTTACAAATAGCAGAAAAATTAGGAAAAATTAAAAAAACAACATGGTATTTTGAGGACAATTATGGGATGCCTGCAGGATTAAATGAACTAGGGATCTTGATGTTATATGGAACTACATTTGTTCAAAGTGTTTATGACACAGAACATCACTTTAAGACTAAAGTAAACCCAAAAGAGTTATCAAAAGTCGAATTTGAGACTAAAAGAAAGGAAATTCACAATAAGCTAGTAAATGGTTAATTTTTTATTAAGGGTATCTATTATATAGCTACCCTTTTTAAAATGTGTTAAAAAGGCTTTCACAAGGTCATTTTTTAAGGAGATGATGAAAAATGTATAAGTTTTCTGAAAGAAGCAAATCAAAACTTGAAACAGTAGATATAAGGCTACAAAACTTAATGAATGTGGCTATTAAAGAAAGTCCTTATGATTTTTCTATAACTGAAGGAATTAGAACAATGAAAAGACAAAGAGAGTTAGTTGCTCAGGGAAAATCTAAGACTTTAAAAAGCTATCATTTGAAAGGAAAAGCAGTTGATATAGCTGTATGGATTGACGGAAAAGTAACTTGGGATTTTAAATATTATAAAGAAGTTGCTGACAGCATAAAAAGAGTTGCTAGAAAGTTAGGCTATATAATTACCTGGGGTGGAGATTGGAAAACATTTAAAGATGGTCCGCATTTCCAAATTGAAGATTAATTAACAATTGTCTGGCCAGACAAATTTATAAAAAATTTTAAATTATTAGGAGGTAGTAAGTATGGAAAAAGAATTATTATGGCAAGTATTAGGTTATGTTGTATCATTGGTAGTTTATTTTCTGTTGTCTTGGAGATATAAAGGAAAAGATGAAGTAAGAAAAGAAGCTTTGGAGCAAGAACTTATGATACAAGGTAAAGGACTCGGAGAGTTAAAGAAAAAAGCTGTTCAAGAGTTTGTATCTAAATTACCAGGACATCTAAGAATCTTTATAAATGAGACTACTATTGATGCAGTAGTTAAGGAACTTCAACCTGTATTCCAAAGAATAAAAGAAGGCAAAAATGGAAAAAACTAAACTTCTACTTGAGCCAATTTCAAATGGAAAAGCTGTATTGTTAGAAGATTATGTTTATTCTATCAATGGATATGATATAACAATTTTTAAAGGTTTTGTAACGGATGGGGCATCAGTGCCTCATTCTTTACAATGGCTATATAATCCATTTGGTCGATATATTAAAGCTGCTGTCGTGCATGATTTTTTATATAGCTGTTATAATAATACTGGTATCAATAGAACATTAGCAGATAAGATATTTAGATACATTATGCAAGAAATAGGAGTAGATAACAGAACTGTAAGAAGATTTTATGCAGCAGTGAGAGCATTTGGTGAAACTTCATGGAAGAAAAAAATCTTAAATGAAGGTTATAAGGATAGAGCAATTATAGACAGAACAGATGAAGCTATAAAATACTATCATCACTGGAATACTATTTTAAAAATATAAAAAGGAGGCGAGTATGTTTGCAATTACACAAGAACACTTAAGCTTTATTGGTGGTGTCATAGCAATAGTTGCTTTTGTGAAAGGAATAACAAATAATATAGACAATAAAATTGAAAAAAATAATCAGTATTTAGAAAATCTTATTGATAAAAAATTAGATATAATTGTCTATGAAGCTAACAAAAAAAGTTTTGAACAATGGAGCAATGAAAAAGATAGAATTATAGAAGAAAAGATTTCTAAGATTGAAACTTCTTTTAAAAGTGATTTACAAGAAATAAAAGAATCATTGAAAGAAATAAATCAGCATATGTTAAATTGTAAAAAGTAATGGGTAGGAAAAAATCCTACCCTCTTTTTTTTGTTATATAACATTTGTTATTTTAATTTTACTTTGTTTCCATTTTGATACCATCAAAATTAATCTAAGTCAATTTATTCTACACTTAAATTTTGAATTAATGGTATTTAGAACACTTTAGAAATCATATTTTAAAAATAGTATAATTTCTACAAAAAAGCCCGAACTTGTAAAAAGTTGAGGGCTTTTTTGTTGGTGAAGCATATTTTTGTTGATAATTTGTTGCTACTAAATTTGGTTTTTTATAGCTTGACTTTATAGTATTAATGAGTTAAAATTAATTAAATAAATACCTTTCTCAATGTAGGGGATAACATTGAATTGATACAATTATGTTTCTCAATGTACAGCTAAACATTGATGATACAAATACCTTTCTCAATGT